TTGGACTTGGTGTTATTAATCGTCTCGAAAAAAAATAAATTATGGAGGGTCTTTGAGACCCTCTTTTTTTATAAATAAAAGAAAGTAGACAAGTATTAGTAAGATGACTCTTTCTTCGAAACAAATTGGTGAGATTGCATATCTGTATGAAAGTATTGCTGCTTATGAGCAAGAGCAGTTGAATGAGGGCGCCGCTGATGCTGGTGTTGCTACTAGAAAAGTAATTGGAAATGTTGCTAAAGGTGCAGTAGGGGCCGCCGCAGGTGGAGTTAAGTCTGCAGCTGATCTTGCAGGAGCTTACTATCAAGGATTTGCAGGACAAAAAACAACATCCAAAGATCCTATCGCAAGAGCAAGTAATGCTGTTACAAGAGCAGTATCTTCTCCAGTTAGAGATGCTGGAAGTTTTGTAAGAGGATTAGTAACAGGGCAAGGAGATAAGGCAGCACCTTCAAAATATAAGTCATCTTCAGATGGTAAGATGTATGCAAATTATAATGATGCACTTGCAGCAAAAAATTCTAGGGATGCAAAAGCAGTAACACCTAAACCAACAGAACAACCACAAAGACAACCAGCAGCAGCACCTGCAAATGCCAAGGTTCTTCCATCAAAACCAGCAGGACCTGCAAAACCAGCAGGTTCTGCGATGGACCAGTGGGCAAAAGCAAATCCAAAACTTGCTGCTGCAAAGGCAGAAAGAGATCGTACAAGAGGAACCAGTGCAACAACTAATCCTCTTATGAAAGATATGAAGTCAAATCTTCCTGCTCCTGCACCAAAAGCAGCATCAACTTCTACATTATCACAGGCAACTGCTGCAGCATCAAAACCATCATCATTCAGTCCTGCTCCTGCAACTACTTCTCAAGCAACTAATGCTGCCCGCAGCACCTCTCCTGCTGCTTCTGGAAGCGTTGTTTCAGCAACTAATAAGATTGCTGCTACTAAAACCCCAACACCAGTAGCACCTACAAGAATGCCTCTTGCTCAATCCTTTGAGTATGATGCTTATGACCTCGTACTTGAGTATCTCTTTGACAACGGGCATGTAGAGACCGTAGACGAAGCCCATTATGTCATGATGGAATTGGATGCTGAAGTCATTCAAGATATTGTTGAGGAAGTTCTTGCTGAAGACGCAAACTACGATAGAAATCGCCGTAGAGCAGCACAAAGGGCAGCAGCAAGAAATGCTGCTAGAGATGCTGGAAAGACTGGTGCAGTTCCTGGAGTTGGTTATGTAACTCCAAGAAGAGAAAGTGAAACCTACAGGGATTCTACAGGTACTGAAAGACATAAATCTGGTGCTAAAATGCCAGAGAAGAAAGGTTGATATAATCTTAACATAATTTTTCAAGGGGGTTGACAAACCCCCTTTTTTTGTATAGACTAGGTTTGTCTGGGTTGAAGATAAATAATAGCTCATAAGATTACTTTATATGAGCTATGAAAACCCATGGAAATTTAATGGGGAAATATTTGAGACTCAGCAGATAGAAGACTATTTTGGATTTGTTTATCATATTTACTGTAAGACCACCGGTAGAAGTTACATAGGACGCAAGTACTTTTGGGCATTTAGAACTCCACCGGGTAAAAAAAGAAAAGCAAAGCAGGAATCTGATTGGCAAAAATACTACGGATCTTGTCCAGAACTTAAAGAAGACATTAAGAAATATGGTAAGGAATATTTTGAAAGGAAAATATTGTCTCTTCATAAGACCAAAGGTGATTGTAACTATGAAGAAACCAAGCAACTTTTCCTAAATAATGTGTTGAAAGAGTCGCTTGACAACGGCATCCCAGCGTACTACAATAGTAATATTCTAGGACGCTACATGCGAAAAGATTATGGAAACTTTGGAAAAGACTCTTCGATCATCACATGATTGGGCAATTGACCGTATGCATTTCCTATACGAAATGAAAGATTATGATTCTGCCGTGGCAATTCAATCAGAATTTAGTGAGTGGTTGAATCCAGATATTCCAGAGCATGATATTTTTTCATTAGAATTTATAGGAGAAGAAAATGACTTTAGACCTTCATAACTTTTTTAAGTTTTATGATGATAAGAATGCAGACCACGTAGCAGCAGTTCAATGGTTAGAGGATAACCTTCCTGCTGAATACATGGATGATTCTGAAACCGATTGGGTACAAATTTTCAGAACTAAACCACCTACTCCAGCAGTATTGGCAGTTCCATATTTCAATCAAGTAGATAATTATAGAGATGCACATAGAACATGCAACTCTTCATCGTGTGCTATGTGTCTTGAGTTTCTGAAACCAGGAACTTTAAAAGGAGCCAAGGGCGATGATGCCTATGTTCAAAAAGTATTCGCAATTGGTGACTCAACAGACCATGCGGTTCAAACCCGTGTTCTTGAAGGCTATGGTGTTAAGTCACACTTTAGTTACAATCTTTCTTTTTCTGATATTGATAAGAGTTTATCTGCTGGCAAACCTGTCGTTATTGGTATTCTGCACAGGGGTTCTCTTTCTGCACCTACTGGCGGGCACATGGTTGTAGTTATTGGTACTACTCCAGATGGTAAAGGATATTATATCAATGACCCCTATGGTTCATTGAATGATAACTATACTGGTCCTGTAACTAATGGGCAGAAGACCATTTATACCAAAGCAGTTCTCAAGTATCGTTGGTGCCCAGGTGGCAACGATGGATGGGGTCGTATTTTTCATTAATCATTAAGGAGAAAATCAATGGCAAAAGTAGATTTACACAATTTCTTCAAGTTTTATGATGAGAAGAACCCCAACCATGTGAAGGGTGTTCAGTGGATGGAAGATCATCTTCCTGTTAAATTTTTGGAAGATAATGCTGAATGGGCAGAGATTTATAGAGGAAAAAAGCATAGTGCTGTAGCAGCTACTCCTGCCGTTGCAGCATCTGGTGGCGATGATATGCCAGCATCTGGTCTCAAACTCATTAAAGAATTTGAAGGTTGCAGATTGAATGCATATCCAGATCCACTCTCAGGTAATCTTCCAATCACAATTGGTTGGGGAAGCACCAGAGATAAGAATGGTGCTCCATTCAGAATGGGACAATCTATCACTCAGGCAGAGGCAGATTCATTACTAGTTGACGAATGCCTTAAGCACTTTCTTCCAGCACTTAGTAAAATCCCACATTGGGGTGAAATGTCTGACGGTAAAAGGGGAGCACTTCTTTCCTTTGCTTATAATCTTGGCGCTGGTTTCTATGGCGGCGACAATTTTAATACTATCACACGCACACTGAAGAATAAAGAATGGGACAAAGTTCCAGATGCTTTATATCTCTATCGTAATCCTGGATCTAATGTAGAAGCAGGACTTGCTCGTAGAAGAAAAGCGGAAGGTGAATCTTGGAAGAAATAAATAGTAACAATCAATACTGATTCATTGATCTTAAATGGTCTGAATCTACATAATCCAATTCACGATTCCGTGATTTGGTGAATACTTCAATCTTAAACAATACTTTTGTTTTTGTTAGTACACATCAAGTCACGGAATTTTTATGTCTTACGCTACGAGGGCGCTTGCTGTAGCGTCTGCTCTTTTAATGGGGGCACCAACAGCAGTCTTATCTCATACCAACTCTATTGGATATGTTGGAGATGGGCAAGGTGGAGTAACTTTTTGGTATGGAAATTGGCACCCAGGCACTACTTTTAACGAAGCTGAGTTAAAACTGCAAGGTGCCAATGGGACAAATTACACACCCATTATCACAAAATTCACATTACTTCAAGGAAGTACTCCTGCTGGACTGATTCCTGCAACAAACTATTTTACTTCTAATGGAACACAATTAGTTGGTTATGATACCAACATTCAAACATCATCTACTTGGCAAGGTGTAACATTCACTGGACTTTCTTCTGGTGACTATACCTTTACCTATATTCCATTGGGCGATGCTGAATCATATTGCACAAGTTGTTATCCAACGGCAAACTGGGCTCCGATGGATCAAATTATTCGCTCATATACTGTTACATTATCTTCTGCAATTCTTTCTGGTGATGCTAACCTGAATGGTATCCCTGATATTCAAGAGTTTGGAACAGTTGTAACACCATCAGCACCAACACTTGTAAGTTCAAACATTTCTTATAATGTATCCGTATCCACTGCTTCTCTTGCTCCTGTAACTCAGACAACTATTGAACGTACACCGACAGAAAATGGTGGAAAACAAAGAATTAATTTCCATGCCACAACTAATGTTACAACAACTTATGTAACAACCACAACTACAACACCAGTTACAACTGATACTTATAGTGATAATTCAACTGTTGTGTCAAATGGAACTGCAGTTGTTACTACTTCATCAGCAGATGTTGTTGCTACTTCTCACAATTATGCTGACTTCTATGGACGCATTGACCAATATGATACTCTTGATAAAGTTAATAATAGTATCAATGGACTTTTAGACCACGAACCATCACAGACTAAAGAGAAGTTCAGAGTATTCTCAAACAATCATTACATCTATTCTTATGCTGATGGATATACTGCATCAAGTACCGCATTTGGTGGTGGATTTGAGTATGATATTAAACCAACCTGGACTGTTGGTGCTCAATACAATAAAGTAAATATTGATTTACTTGGAGTTGATAGTATCTCTTCTCAAAAGAAAGACCATATTGGGGTCTTTAATGCATTGTATTCCAAGTGGACTACACTGAATACTAACTTTGGATATGCTAAAAATACATATAAAGTTGGTAGAACAGTTGAGTATGTATTCTACAACCAAAGTGAACCAAAAGGTAATGAGTGGTGGTTACATAACAGATTGTATGTTCATCCAACAACTGGTGTTGCACCATATGTTGGATATACAGTTGGTCAACTTCGTAGAGATGGTTACACCGAAATTGGTTCTATTCAATCCGCAAGAACCGTAGATACATTAAATCAGACTAATCATACTGGCGAAGTTGGTTTAAAACTAGAACATAAATTTGGTAAGTTTGGTGTTAGTGTTGATGGTTCTTATGCTACAGATAATGTAGTGAGT